GCCGCTAAAATAGTAAGTCAAATGAAAACAGATAAACCAAAAATGGTTTATTGCACTAAGGATTGGATATGGAAATAAATCAAGATCAGTTATACAATTTAGAATTAGAATTAGAAGGACAGGGCATGATTGGTGCTGGTGCCGCTAGATTTAATAGAAATTTAAAAAAGAATTTAGAAAGAGGTAGACAGTCAGTAACGCCAGCTTATGTTTATTTACAAAAAGAATTAATATTACCGTTATCTTTAGCAATAGATAATTTTGTAGATGAGTCTTATTCAGGAAAAGCAGGAGTTAGAAAAACAGCCGCAGAACCATTAAAAGATTTAAGCGACAGTAAAAAGGTAGCTTTGTTAACTATAAAATTAGCAATAGACGGTATATCTTTAAATAAAACCTTAGTTCACATTGCAAACAACATAGGTTCTATGATTGAACTTGAAGTACATTCTAAGCAATTTAAAAACACATTGCCAAATCTCTATACAAAAATAATGAGAGATTTAATGAAAAGAACTAAAAATATAAAACACAGACAAAAAGTTTTTTCACACACATTAAAAAAATACCAAGTTCAAGTAGACAATTGGGATGCTCCTAAAAAAGTTTTAGTAGGAAACCAACTTATTGATTTATTAATTACACACACAGGATTGTGTGAAGTTAAGATGTTTAATGTAGGAAGATTTAAGACCGTAAACCATTTAGTTTTTAAGCCAGAAATTTTAAAAAAAATAGACGAAAAGAATTTTGCGTGTTCCGTTCTTAGTCCTTATTACAAACCTATGATTATAAAACCTAGGGAGTGGAAAAATTCTCCGTTTAATGGTGGTTACATTAGCGAATATTTGTCTAAACAACCATTAGTTAAAACTAATGATTTTAATTATTTAAACACATTAAAAGATCAGTCAGTTCATAATGTTTATGAAGCTGTAAACCACATTCAAAATGTACCATTCCAAATTGATCATGAAATGGTCAAGGTATATTTAGAAATTTGGGATAAAGGTTTAAGTCTAGGACAATTCCCAGAAAGAGAAAGTTTATTAGATCCAAGTGGAGTTCCTAAAAATGTATTTAGAGATCCTAGAGTAGATACTGATAAAGAATTATTAATAAAATTTAAAAGAGATAGGACAGCAGTACACCAAGAAGAACTTGCAAGAGTATCACAAGTTTTAACCTGTGAAATTACTAAAAGTATTTTAGAGGAGTATCAAAAGTTTGAACAATTTTATTTTGTTTTGTTCTTAGACAAAAGAGGTAGAATTTATTGTATGAGTACAATTTTTGATTATCAATCAGATCAGAAAATTAAATCTTTAATCACTTTTAAAAATGGAGAAAGACTTGGACATCGTGGGAAGTATTGGTTGTATGTTCACACCGCAAATTGTTTTGGTTTTGACAAGGTTTCTTTTGATGAAAGATACGCCTGGACTGAACAAAGGTTGAAAGAAATTTGTAGTTATTCAGAAAATCCATTCGAAAATACAGGGTGGAATGAAGCAGATAAACCAATGCTTTTTTTACAAGCTTGCCACCACGTTAAGCAAGTTCAAATTCAAGGTGTTGAATATGTATGTAATTTACCTGTGGCTATGGACGCTACCTGTTCAGGACTTCAATTACTAAGTATTATATGCAGAGATGAGACAACCGCCAGCATGGTGAACGTCCTTCCATCAGTTAGACCGCAAAGTATTTACAGTATACTAGCAAAACAAGTAGAAGATGATGTCAAGAAGCTTGCTGCAGATGGTGATGCGGCAGCGAACCGTTGGCTTCAATTTGGAATTGACCGATCTATTGTAAAACGTAATGTAATGACATATTTTTACGGTCTAAAACCATTCGGAGCTCGTCAGCAGATTTTTGATGAGTATAAATCTCAAATAAAGTTAGGTAAGCCTAAATGTTTATTGGATGACGGCTTTCAAGATTGTAAATGGTTATCAGCAATTATTTGGAAGCATCTACAAACTTCGTTAGATTTAGTAAGTTCATTAATGATTTGGTTGCAACAAACAGCTAAATTATTTTCTAAATATAACTTAGAAATTAAATGGACTTCTCCTATGGGATTTCCAGTAGTTCAAGACTATAGATATTTCCAAAAGTATAGAGTTAAAACTTCTATAGCTGGTTCTCTTGTTTATACAACGCTAAGAAAGCAAATGATAAAAAAAGATAGTTTAAAAAACCAATCAGCTATATCAGCAAATTTAACACACAGTTTGGATGCGGCCTTAGCTATGGGAGTTGCTTTGTATTGTAAGCACGATGCTCAACCAATTCCTAATTTATTAATGGTGCATGATAGTTTTGCAACAACACCAAACAGAATAGATCAATTGCATTATATAATTAGAAAAGTTGCTGTTGATATATTTAAAGAAGATTATTTAGGTAAACTTTATGAAAATTTTAAAAATCAATTACCAGATGAAGCTAAGGATCAGTTGGCGAAGCCGCCAGGGCGTGGGGCATTGGATATATCTAAAATTGAACAAAGCACTTATTTCTTTAACTAATTAGTATCAATATTAAAACAGTATTAAAAACGAAAGGAGATAACATGGACAGTAAATACATACTTGATAATTTTAGAAAGGAGGTTATGGAAAGAATACGAAAACGAGAAAAGTTAAATAAAATATTTTGGTCTACCGCATGGATTGTTTCAGTATCGTGCATAACAATAATGATCTTAATTTTTATCTATATAGCAATATGCAATTACTTATACCTTTAATATTGATTTCTCAGTTATTAATAGTATTGATATTAATACTGTACTGATATCAAAAGGAGTACGAACCTGGGAACTCTCTTGGAGGACTCAAACATAAAAATAAAACATGGAAAATAAAATAAAAACAATAACAACAGAAGTTGGTGTATTAAATTACCCACATTTATGTAAACCTGATACAAAATTTAATGCTGACGGTTTATACCACGCTAAATTAGTTTTAGCGGACGCTCACAGTAAATCAATTATTGATGAAATTGAGGAAGCGTTAAAATTATTAAATGCAAAAAAACATAGTTCATTTAAACCTTATAAAAAAGTTGAGGGTGGCTATGAATTTTCATTTAAATTAAAAGCTAAGATAGCTAGCAAGTCTGGAGTTGTCTACGAACAAAAACCAAAACTTTTTGACTCAAAAGGAAACCTAATTACTGATAATAATTTTTCAGTATGGGGTGGTAGTAAAGGAAAAGTTGCGTTTCAAATTTACACTTACACAAATAACATGCTTGGTTCAGGTGTTACTTTGAAATTAAAAGCAGTTCAAATAATTGAGTTAGTTCAAGGCAAGACTAAAGATAGTTCTGAGTCTTATGGGTTTTCATCTGAAGATGGTTATGAAGTAATTATTCCTAAAGAATTACCAGCCGCAGTTGCTAAAAACAAAACTGTAGTTGCTGATGAAAAATTCGACTTTTAAATTTCGTAGCGGTTTAGAAGCTACAGTAGCAAAGGATTTATCTGAAAGGAAAATTAAATTTAAATACGAAGAAACTACGGTTGAATATTTTAAGCCTGCTACGAAACATAAATATAAACCAGATATTGAATTAGAAAATGGAATTTTTATTGAAGTCAAAGGTTTTTGGAAATTATCCGATCGTCAAAAACATTTACTTCTTAAAAGTCAACATCCTGAGATTGATATACGATTTGTTTTTGGAAATTCTAAAAACAGAATTTATAAAAATTCTAAAACAACGTACGCAGATTTTTGCAACAAGTACGGTATTAAGTTTGCAGATAAATTAGTGCCTAAAGATTGGATTTAAAATTAATTATGGGAGAATTGATGTTAAAAGATGAAAATAGTAATAGCACGTTTGTTAGACACATGCCTTGTAGTGTTTGTGGTTCTTCCGATGGCAATTCTTTATATTCTGATAATCATACTTTTTGCTTTGTATGTAACACTCATGTTAATGACGCAAAAAATATTGAAACTAAAACTCAAACTGCACCATCGTTTAATTTTATTCAAGGCACACATCAGAGTTTATCTTCAAGAAAAATTACGTTAGACACTTGTAAAAAGTGGAATTACACAATCGGCACATACAACAATGAAGCAGTACAAGTAGCAAATTACTATAATAAAAATAAACAAATATGTTTTCAAAAAGTAAGATTTAAAAATAAAGATTTTAGAACTGTAGGAAACATAGACGAAGCAACACTGTTTGGACAAAACTTATGGCAGCCAAATGGTAAAATG